ATTTTATAGTAAGAAAGTGATCATTGTCAATAAGTTGAACAGAAAAACCTTTAGGCGCTTGCACTGCGTGAAACGCTCTCTTCATTGCATCTGTATACATTTTATTTATCCATTGTTAAAACTTGCCATGTGTCTGCCCAGTCTGCCTTGGTTTTATGGTTGTTGAATTCTCTAGATACTTTACCATCTTCAAGATATACACCACCCCAAACTCCCCATTCTTTTCCAGATACACCATTAGCAAAACATTTTCTTGCTAGTGGACACTGCATGCATAAAGCATCAACTAAAAATCTGGATTCAGATTCATCTTCATATTTATCAAAAAATATATTAGTATCAAGGTCTTTGCATGGAGCATCGTCTTTCCATAGATGCTGCTTCATGTCTACTCCTTATACTTGCCTGGAATCTCCCAGCCACTACGAGAAGGACTAAAAGTTTTTTGAATGTACCATTCATTGTTAATGCGAATACCGTTAGCGTCTGTTCTGCCAAGATTTGTTTTCTTGAGTTCTAGAACATCCCAACCAACCCATTTTAGGTTGCTGTTTTTTGATACAATTTTTTCCATTGCATCTAAGTCTTTTATGATCATCTTTACCCCTTTTAGTATCTAAAGATTCCAACTTCAACATTGTTAAGTTCAGCCTGAGCAACAAGTTTTGAATTTGATTGCTTTGGTGTGCTTAAAAAAGCAAAGTAGTTTACGTAACTCATATTTTCTTCAACCCATGAAGTAGGTGCCTTAAAGAATTTAATCTTCTTGCCACGAGCCTTCATCCCTCTTTCAGATAAGTTTGAGAACTCTGAAACAAAAGAGTTAACTTTTGCTGGGCCTACTGAATAAATAATAAACTCATTATCATCTTCTTTCATGCCAGAAAGAGCAACGCTCATTGCACGAAGAAAGATTTGATAATCATTAAAATCATTTGTTCCCTGTACTGCCACTATCATTTCTATTCCCACTCCTTAAGTTATCCAATATGAATAACATCTTCTCAACATCTTTTTTTGACATATTAGTTGTATCTACTGGCTTTGCTGATTCTGGTACTGGTGCACCATCTTCAACATTAGCAACATAAAATATATTACTAGCCACCCAATATGCTTGATCTTCTACAACTAACACCTTAATTGTACTCTTTTCTCTGCGCTTTTGCAACTGAGAAGATGTATCTTGGTGCTGTGGTAACTCATAAGTAAAAAACTTTTTCATCATTTTGTGCATATCACTTTGGCGATATATAACTCTATGAGATTTTTTATATTTACTTTTTGTTACTATTCTAATTATAAACCAGGTGGCAAGGATTGTCAAGCCCACTACTAGGAAATACTCCATACTTAACCCTTTCTAAAATCAAAAGGGCTACCTTCCCAAACCTTGTTCTTTTCACGATTAACTATTGCTCTTGACCAGGAAAACCCTGCATCTCCGCCCCAAGCATCCCACATGATACGACCATTAGATGGGTTAGATGTATTATAAAAGTCTTTACCTTTTTTATCTACTTCATGCCGTGAAAAAAATGAATACATTCGCTTAACAGTATCAAGAGACATTGCAGATCCGTTAACAATATCTGTTGCTCTACCCCAGCCTACAGGGGTTCCAGCACCAGTTGCTTTTCCTTCTTCTTTCCACTTAAGCGCTCTTCTTGCAGCAGCCTTCATACCTGAAGTAGGAGTATATGTATCAGCCATTTTTCTTTACCTTATTATGGTTAACATAGTAATCACCAAGAACAGACTTAACTGTTCCATTCTTATTCATGCGAACAATCTTTCCATCTTTAATCTGGGTTGCATTAAATGATCCCGACTTTTTCTTTGGCATTATTTATTAAATCCTTTCGGATCAAACAATCCATTCCAAACACTTTTTGTTTCTTCTACTGCATCAAACTTATATGTACCACCACGACGCTTATATTCTTGTACTACCCAAGAGTTTGCAACTGCAGATGGATATACATCAAACTTATCTTTTGCTGCTTGAACTACTCTTGCGTATAGTTTTGGATTTGATGGAGTGCTTCCGCCACTTCGTGGTTTAATCATTGTTCCATAATTAGGTTTCTTTGCTTTACCGATAGAATTATCATAAGCATCCATATCTGATCCCTCTTCCTCTTCCTCCATTGAGTGATTATTTATGTTAATTAATTCTGCATCTTTGTACATCATTCCAATACTATATGCTGTTGGTTCCCATTCTCCATCTTCTTCTTCGTAAATTCTGACAGACATTGCTGGATTTTCTGGTGGCATTGATTCAAGAGCATATTCGGTTCCTGGAGTACCAAGAGTACCGCCTTCAACCATAATGTGCTCAATCATTCCATGAACCATTCCTTCCTTTGTCATACCCATAACAAAGTCACCTTCTTTAAGCATGTGCATATTTTTACCTATATTTCCTTCAGAACGATTGATTGCATAAATCTGTGCTGCTGCTTCTGATCTTGATGTATGGCATCCCATTACTTCATTTGTTCCCTCTTTTAGAGCAGGGTAGCCAGCGCACCCAAACGAGCCTTTTGCTCCTACTTTATATGGCATAACAATCCTCCTAGATCTATATACTGATTATAGCAGAATTTACTTTGCTAAGACCCTTTTGATTTCATTGAGGCACTCAAATGATTCTGTGTCCATCTTGCTAAGTTCTTTTATATCAAAAGCCTTGTCCGTAAGGGTTACTAGTGGGTTAGAGTCCATTAAATCAACATTCAAAAACCCATCCTGCCAAAGATTCATTATCTGATTATTGACCTGATTCATATGCTCTTGGTATACCTCTGGCATAATTTCAATCATTTTTTCTGTCATTGAGTATAGGAACTCACCGCTAACTGGGTCAACACCCACAACCTCAACTGCTCCATTGAGGATTAGCATGTCAAAAATTTCAGAGTGGTCTTCATCCATCTGACATTAATTCCTGTAACTGTTCTTTTGTTTGTGCACCAGTGGCTCTTTTTACTTCAGACCCATTGTCAATAACAATAAATGTAGGGATTGACCTAACATTCATATCTTTAGCCATCTTTATTTCTTGGTCAACGTCAATAAACTGAAACTTAACAGCAGAATCACGGTTAAGTTCTTCAACTATTGGCTTTACTTTTTTGCAGGGATGGCACCAATCTGCAGTAAAGTAAAGGATGTGTCTCACTTACCAGACTTCTTTCTAGCCTTTGCAAGTTCGTTAAAGTCTTTTATCTTAGTATCGCCTAGGTATCCCCAAGCATAGCCATCATTGATCATAATATCATTAAGGGATACTGTGTTACCATCTACATATACCCAGCCTAAAATGCGACCATACTTCTCAGATGAGTCCATCTTCTCAGTCTTAATAATGACAGACTTAGCATCCTTAAGAGACTTCTTTAAGTACTCCTTGGCCTCTAGACCTAGAGCCTTCTCAGCAAGATCTTTTGTGCGGGACTCAGGTGTATCAATACCAGCCAGTCTTACACGGGATGCAAACAAAATATCAAACCCTAAATCAATAAGAACGTCAATGGTATCTCCATCTACTACATTCTCTACTTTTCTTACATAATATTCATACATTAGTAGTCTTTACCTTTCGCCTTATTTTCAATAAGTTTATCTCTTTCATCAATGATAGTTAGCATAAATGCCATCATTTTTTTATAAGTTTCTGGGTTGTCCATAATCTTATTATAGTGGTGACCACAGAACATTAAGTCTCCACTAATACCGCTAACTTTAACCAAAGCCTCTGCTGCACAAGAGTCACAGCGATCTGTTGCTTTCAACACCCACTCTTGAGTAACTTCTTCTTCTATAATCATCGTGTTCATAGTATACCGCTACTTTCTGTTATCAGTTTTATAAAATCCCGAACCATTAAAAATTACCTCTGTAGTAGAGTATACACGAGCCAGTGGCAGAGTGCAAGTTTCACACTCATACCCTGGATCGTTATCTTTTATAGAACGAACTTTAATGACTATACCTTCACAAGTACCAGTGCATTGATATTCGTATGCTGGCATATTACTTAGCCTTTAATGCCTTTAGTGTTGCTTGATCAACTACACCTGTTGTTGGTAGTCCAGATTTCTTTTGAAAGTCCTGAACAGCCTTAGCAGTACCTGGACCAAATGATCCATCTGCCTTGATACCAAGAAGAGTTTGGACATTCTTAACTGCCTGTCCCTTTGAACCATTCTTAAGTGGCTTAAACGCTGCAGGAGCAGCCTTCTTAGCCTTTTCTGTAGGTGCTTCAGTTACTACGCCAGCCTTTGATAGTAATGGGGCATTTTCTTCGCCAGCATAGACTGGTCGACCCCAACCAACTACAGCGTTAAGGATACCCTTCTTATTCTTTACATAAGCACGAGTCTTCTCTACGCACATACCGCCATTGCGTTGATCTCCTTTAGCAGTTCCAGAAGTGTTTCCTTCAATAACCTGAATTGTTCCATCACCATTGTTCTTAATGCAAAGACCAACATGTGAAATACGATTTACGCCATCATCTGGGAAATCAAAATAGATCCAGTCTCCAGGGGTTGGATCATCATTACGAGCATCTGCCCAACGACCTTGCTTCTTAAATTCATCTGATGCTGCAACTGTTGATGCAGACTTTGGGAACTTTGCCACTCCCGCAGTGTGTGCACACCAAGAAACGAATGACTGACACCATGGTTGGAAGTTAACCTTCATCCATGCGCCGTACTTTGTTTCGTTATCTTTTGGTCCTTCAATAGTCCCAACTTCTTTCTTTGCAATTTCAATAATTGCCTCTACTGAGCCTTTAACAGCCATACAAAACCTCCTAAGTTTAGTACTACTAGTATATCAAAAGATGAGCAGTTTTACAACTTACTCAGGTTGTTTTAGACGGTGGTCTAAATATTACTTTATCTTAATAGTTTTAGGCTTTTTGTCTTCAGGAATAATACGATCTACATTAATATGTAGCATACCATCCTTCATCTCAGCCCCAGTTACTTCCATATATTCTCCAAGAGCAAATGATCGTGTGAACTTACGACCTGCAATACCCTTGTGAACTACTTCAGCATCTGTTACTTCAACAATTTCTCCCTTGATAATTAATGTTCCATTATCTACAGATACATCAATATTATCTTTTGAAAATCCTGCAACTGCAATGGAAATTCTATATGTATCTTCATCTAGTTTAAGAAGATCATATGGAGGATATGATTGTGTATTAGTTTTGTGTGCTGAATTAAGACGGCCTAACTCTCTGTTAAAGCCAATAAAAAAAGGATCATTGAATAGATCCATAGCAAATTGTGTTACCATTTTATTCCCCTTTCAAGCGAATAAGTTAATGTACCCCCGAAGGCAGTACCTATCTATTATACCAAACTTTGGAGCGGAAGACGAGACTCGAACTCGCAACATTCTGCTTGGAAGGCAGAAACTCTACCATTGAGTTACTTCCGCTTGGTGTCTCCAACGGGATTTGAACCCGTGTTATTGCCGTGAAAGGGCAACGTCCTAGGCCCCTAGACGATGAAGACTTGGCTGGGCTGGTAGGCCTCGATCCTACGACTTGCGAATTAACAGTTCGCCACTCTACCAACTGAGTTACAGCCCAAAACCTTATGCTATAGGAACCAGCCAAGTAATGATGATCTAAACCAACTCCAGTTAGCAAGTAATTTTGTTAGTTCTTGGATCATCAATTCTAGTTCTACATACTCTTCAGTTTGTCTTTCATCAAATGTAATTGATTCTCCAGAGGTAGCAGTTGCAGATTCTGAGTTTCTAGTATTTGAATAGGACAATGTTGCACCAATAGATTTATCTATTGTCTCAGTTCTCATAACTGGGCGACCATTTGTCTGACCAACTGTATCATTAAAAGTAAAAGAATTTTGAACTCCTGGCTCTAATGATGTTGATAAAACAGTTTTACTTGTTTCATTTTGAGTCACACTTGTAGTTATTGTTGGATTGTCATTGGTTAAAGTAAACCTACCATTTGACTCGACTACGGGTGTGCTACCTGGATTTGCAAGATATCCGCCTTGGTTTTGATGTGTCTCAGCATTTGCTGCAACCTGTGGAACAACTCGTGAACCAGCAAATGTTCCTGATCCACAGACTGATGGTTGACAAACAATAATATTTGTTACCACTCCAGCATCATTAACCATTGCATATGTATGGCAAGGATCTTCTGCAGAACACTCTCCTGCATTGGCTGGGGCAGATGCAAAAGCAAGTGCTCCAACAGTTAATAGAATACTTCCGATTATTGATTTGATTTTCATATTATTCCTTTACTTTGATTACTAATTGGCATGGGTCGCCACCTGCTTCCCACTCTTGTTCTTCTTCTTCTGTCATGTAGGGATCTCCTTCATGAGTATTGCAAAACGGTTCTGTTACCCATCCCCGCTCAATTCCATTAGTTAGCCAGATCTGAAACTCAGGTACGTCTTCTTCTATAATCATATATTAAGTATATCCTTAAATGCTAACTACGTCAACTGGACCCATGCATGATGGATTAAATTTAATTGCTGAATTGACTGCGCCTACCACACGCTTTCTTGCATCTTTAGCCTTTTCGGTTGCATTTAAATATCCGTAAGCATACTCTGCTCCTGAACCCATAGCAAGGTATGGAACTGTGTACTTAGATAAAGACATGTCTGCAGAACTATGCTCATAGATTTGTCCACGAACTGCAACTATCAAACCAAAGTCTGACTCTTTTCCTGTTTCAACCCACCAATCAGTATAGAATTGCTTGAGTTGTTTAATAAACTTGGTTTGCATAAACTTATCTGTATCTTTGATATCTGGGACATAAGGGTTAAAGTTATAGCGCATACGCTCACCATCCATAGAGCCTGCATAACCAATCAGGTATGGTCCTAATTTCCATACTTTTGGTGCTGTCAATGCTAGAATAGTGCCATCGTCAGATGCACCACGATCTCCAGCCATGTATATTTTATTATTTACTTCATCACGAACTACTGCAATACAAGTCATGCAGAAACCCCTCCCAGTTATATACTTTCAAGTATACCATTGCCTGGAAGGGGCTGTCAAATAGGATCAAAGATGTTTAATTATGCTGTCTTTGATCTTTTTCTGCGTGTTTCTACTGCTGCATCCTGCACTGTTACCGCATTCTTGTCTGTGGTAGAAAATGCTGCATTGATCTCATCTCTTGTAAGTCTGCCGTCATCCATAAATGCACGAGCCAACTTTTCAACAACAACTGCTACTGCGCTAAGTCCAGCAACTGTCATAGCCTTTGCTACTGAAATTCCTGCGATTGCACCAGCACCGATTACTGCTAATGCATTTGCTGCGAATACCGCAACAATACGCATGAGAATATTCCAAATATTTGTGATACTGTTCATGTTTACTCCTCTCTATTTCTAATAGGGCTAGTTATAATCCAAAGGGCAAGTGTTGCCATGATTCCATAACCAACTATTGTTTTTGCACTACCGTCTAATACCACCCAGGCAATAAACATTCCAAGAAGAGTCCATGCCTGATCCACTAGATCTTTTAATATATTTTTTATTACTCTTACCATTTTCTTCCTCCTCTTGAACCTGGTGAGTTAGCGCCTGAGCCACCACCAGAACTTCCGCCACTGCCTGTGCCACCACCTGTGGCTCCTCCTGCAGCAACTGCTGCTGCGTTAATTGCTGCACCTGTTGCAACCACTGTTGCTACAACCATATCTGTTGCTTCTTCTCTTTCGCTTTCTGTCATGTCCGCACCAATACTTCCAAGGGCTGCTAAGGCTGCTCCTGGATCAGTAAATGCTGCTTCTAGCAATGCTCCTGGATCTTGTACAAGTTCTACATTTGCTGCTACCTCTGCTGTGATTATTAGTACCTCACCAGATTCAGATGTTCTAAGTTCAATTGGTGTCGAAGGTGGAAGGTCTGCAAATGAAACTCCAGATGCAACTATTGCTGCTGCTGTTACCGCTTCACCTGGTTTAAGATCTTTAAGCAATGCTTCAACAACAACTTCCTTTTGCTCTTCAGTTAATTCTTTTCCATCTTTTGCTTCTTCTAGAATCTCTTCTAGTTTTTCTTCTTCTGCCTTGGCTTTTTCTTCTTCAGCCTTTGCTGCATCTAATTCTGCTTGCTTTGCTTCCGCTTCTGCTTTAGCATCTTCTTCTGCTTGTCTGGCAGCCTCTGCTTCTGCTTCTTTAGCCTCTGCCTCAGCAATAGCATCTAGTTCTGCTTGTCTTGCTGCTTCTGCCTCTGCTTCTAATCTCTCAGCCTCAGCCTTTGCTTCTTCTTCAGCCTTTGCTTCTGCCTCTGCTTGTGCTTTGGCTGCTTCTTCTGCTGCTATACGATCAGCCTCTGCTTTTTCTGCTTCTGCTTGGGCTTGGGCTGCTGCTTCTTCTGCAGCAATTCTATCTGCTTCCGCTTTTGCAGCGGCTTCTTCTGCAGCCTTTGCTTCTGCTTGTGCTCTAGCGGCTGCAGCCTCTGCTGCAATTCTAGATTGTTCTGCTGCATATGCTTGTTCTGCTGCAATACGAGCATTCTCTGCTGCTATGGCTGCTTGCCTTGCAGCCTCTTCTTGCTCTAAAGCATTGCTAACTTCTGACCTTGCTTCATTAACGCTGGAGTTCATATATGCAATAGCAGTACCTACTTGAATAATTGTCTCTTCTAAAACATTCTGTGCTTCTTCAAGATTTTGTTCTGCTACAACAAGGTTTTCATCTGCTTCTATTTTTATCTGTGTAAGTGTTTCAAGTATTGAAACTTCAATGGCTTTAACTTCTGTTTTATCTTCAACCACTGCTGTTTGACTTTCAATTTGAACGGTTAAATCTTCATTAGTTACGTTTGTCATTTGTTGTACTGGTTGACCAGCAGTTTCACGAACACCAATGCGTGGTCCATTGTATAGGTTAGTTGTATTTCCAGCAACGATTCCAACACCAGACCATTCTCCTGTTTCAGGATTAACAGTCATCAACCAGTTAACATTTGTAATTGGGCCATTGCTATCTCCAAATTTATGAAGGTCCCAATCAACGGCTAAAGTTGTTTCTGTAGTTGTTACTGTGATTGAAGCGCCTTCCCCAGCACTCATAAAGTCAGAGCCATAAACAGAGATGTGAGCACCTACTGGAAAATCCCACCAGTTATAATCGCCAGTGCCAAAAGTAATAGTTGCTTTTGAAGTTACGTAGATCTGGCTATCAGATCCTTGCCCATTATATAAAACCTCGCCCATTTTAATATCAAATGGGGTTTCAATTTTAGTTGCTGCATCCCACATAGCAGGTAGCACAACTGTATTAACTGTAGGTGTTTCAGGAATAAGAGGTGCCACATATCCCTCAGTTGTGTAGGTTGTAGAATCGGAAGGGGTATTTTCAAGTTCTGCCAAAGCATTTTCTGCATTAGTCAGATTAGTAGTTGCTATTGCTACAACTGCTGTTTGAGACTCTACCGCAACCTCAGCAATAATAACATCTTCTTCAGCCTCAGCAACTAAAACGGTAGCGGAATCAACATTAGCCACAGCAACAGTAGCACTATCTACTACTGTTTGAGCCTGTATTATAGAGTCCTGAGCCTGTGTGATAGTGGCTGTAATGGTTTCTGTAGGGCTTGTAATGGCTGTTGCTTGGGTTTCTATGACTGCCGTGGCAGATTCAGCCTGAGTTATAGCAGTCTGTGCTGCCTCTATGGTGGCTGTTGCGCTTTCAATTGTTACTGTAGATCCTGCAGAAATTGTTGCTGTTGATGTTTCTGATGTTGAAACTTGAGAGGTTACTTCTTCTGTTGCACGAGCATGGTCAACGGGGGCTAGGATAAGCCACAAAACCACTAATAGTCCCACCAAACCACTCTTTAGTAGGAAAGATTTAATGTTGGGTCACACCCTTTCCAAGATGTTTGATAACCCTATTATATCATTTTTTAGGTACAAAAAAGAGGGCTAACACTTGGTTAACCCCCTTAATTGTTGGACTAGATTACTTCTTTAGAAGTGGAACCTTTGACTTTGGGTTCTTCTTATTCCATTTTGTTGCAAGAGCATTGTATTGCTTTACAAAAGCAGCACGATCAGCAATTGCCTTAGCATCAGCAGCAGCCTTTGCAGCAGCAGCCTCAGCCTTAATAGCGTCAAACATTGTCTGCATTGCTGTTACCTGTGCGATAAGAGCAGCGAGAGTTGCGTTTGTTGTGGATGATCCAGTTACAACGCTTGCTGTTGCAGATACTTCTACCTGACCAGCAGTTGGAAGTGAAGTTCCACCAGTAGCAGTTACCTTGATAGCAACATCTGTAAGTGGCATGTAGACCTTGTATGTCTTTACGCCATTAGCATCTGTTGTTACTGATACTGCTGTAAGTGAATCACTTGATGCACCGAATGCATATGATGAAACAAGTCCACCAGTAGCGAATAGGTTAGCAAATGTCTTACCTGAAAGGACAAGTCCCTTAGCATCTGTAGGTGTTACTGTAATTGTTGCCAATTCACCAGCAGCATATGTAGCCTTATCAAAAGCAACCTTAACTGATGCAACTGAGCCTTCAACACGGACAGGGGCAGTGTTTGAAACTACTGCTCCAGTTGTTGTTGCTGTTGATCCAGTAGATACCTTGATTCCAGCAGTTCCAGTTGCTACACCAGTTAGTGCAAACTTTGCTACACCGTCAACAATTGTTGCTGATGTGTATGAGTTGCTTACAACTGATGCTGAATCAGAAACTGCATAAAGAGTTCCTGCTCCAACTGTTACTCCTGCTGCATCGTATGCAACTGCTGTAACTACGTCAGCATTTGAACCTGTTGCGATAACTGGCTTTGCTGTTGTTGTAACTACTGTAGCAATATCTCCATAGAATGTAACCTTCTCAACTGCAAGGACAACGCCTGATGCAGATGTAATTGTTACAGTTCCAACACCTGATGTGTTGTCAGCGAAGATACCGATGTACTGACCATTAGCAACTGTAAGTGCACGACCTTGTGCTGTGATAGTTGCATGGTTTGAACCAGTTCCAATAAGACCTGAACCTGAGACAATTGCTGTCATAGATTCTGATGCTGAAGCACCTGCTGCGTTCTTCTGTGTAACAGCAATTACTGCTACTGCATCTGAAGCAGTTGCCTTTGGAGCGAATACCTCTACGTCTGCTGTTGCAGAAATTGTCTCACCCTTGTTAAGGATTGAAGTTGATGTTCCTGCAGAGGCCTTTGTGTCTGGAGCAGTAACAGTTACTGTCCATACAACTGCTGCAGAGTTAACTCCACCAGTTGAACCTGTGCCTAGAGAAGGCGTAAACTTATAAACATAAGTACCAGCGATGCTTGGAGCATCTACTGTAGCCTTAATCTTTGCAGTTACATATGTTGCTGTATTTGCTGTTGAAGCAATATTAGCAGAATAATTACCAGAGCCTAGGACAACTGCTGCACTAGATGTTTCCTGTACAGAAAGAGTTGCAAGTGATGCAGACCCAACTGGAAGGCTAGTAACAGAAGAAGTCACAGTGACTGTATCTGATGTTGTTTGTGCCAAGAACGAAACAGTTACTACTGCTGTAGCAGACTCTCCAGTAAATACAGCATCTGCTGCTGTATCAATTGAGATTGTGTCTGCGTTTACGGCAGCCTGTGACGGCATGGCAGAAAGGGTTGCGAAGGACAAGGCTGCAGCGATGCCCAATGCGAGTTTCTTGAATGAATTCATCTTTCTCCTCGTTTGTTTTATTCCAGTCTTATGACTAGAAAATTTATATTAGATTGAATTTGTCTAAGAAATCACGAACGTCATCCGTCATTTGCTTAGGTTCTAATTCTACCATAGATCTTCTTTTCTCCGCAAGTTGAGCGGAAGAAGAGGACCAAGTGTGTACTTCAATGACTGTATTAGTAGTCTTTGGGGTATGTGATATAGCCCCAAATACTGCACCAGCCAAAGCATCTGCTAAGTCTTTAGACTTTTTTCTAGGGTGATCTACACGATTACCCTTCATAATCTTTAACTCAGACATTTCTTCTAGCAATATTGGAATCATGGGAATTGCTACACGCTCTTCATAGATCATCATTGCTAAATCTTCATAATGTTTCTTAGCAACAGAAACAGTTTCAGTTCTGATTCCAACAGCCTGCAACTCATTTTGAATATCAAATGATTGCCAGCGGTCAAATGAAACCATACCTAGATTAAAACCTTCTCTACGAAGATTAATAATCCAATTCTTTACATCAGATAAGTTCACTGGTCCTTCTGCTCTTGGTTCCCACCATGCCACTGCATCTACAACAACCATTGGCGCTACCTGTTCGTAATCTTTAATTACCTGAATGTTTACCCATTTGTCAACATGTGCAATTGCTACCGCACACTTATCGTGCTTCTGTGCAAGGTCAGCATGGATATAATAAACCTTATCTGGGTCTGGCTTAAAAGACTCATCAAACCTTCTAAACTGATCCAACGGATTACGAAGTGTCATGACCTTCTCTAGTTTAGTTCTATCCTTAAAAAATGCGTCAGAGGCATATGTAGGCATACAGGCAAAACGCATCATAGCATCTGCTAAGTCTGTGTAGAATGCAATCTTAAAGTCATCTATCTTACGGGTAGGATTTACTTCCCATGTTGGTCTCTTAAATGCTAATACCTTTGGAATTTTGTACGAGATGATAGTATCTTCATCCCACGAAATTTCAAACCTGTTGCCTGGGTCTTCGTGTGGCAGATCTGGATTCATAATAAAAGTATGCTTGCGTTCTACAGTTTCTTTCTCAGCAATTACTGATTCATATTTCTGTGAAATAAAGTCGCCTTGGTAGCGTGGGAATGAAAGCAAAACAACCTTACCAAGGTCAGGGAAACGAGAATCTACAGTACCACGGAAGGCTTTATAGATGTTCTCTGCAGTCTTACCTTGTTCGTTTCCAGTTCCAACCTCTGATGCAAAACCAGAAATTTCATCAAGCACTGCCATAAACAAGTTCAAACCTTCGTGTGACTCACGCTCTGAGTGTCCTGAATAAACAGTTACAGATTTATCAAAATCAATTGAGTCTGCTTTTGCGTTATACTTTCCAGCAAACCACGGGGATCTTTCAATCTTTGATTTAAAACCTTTAAAGAAAACGTTCTTGGCCTGTTGAGCGTTAATAGCAACGTTAATAATATCAATAGCATCTCCTGCAGGCTTGCCATAATAAACAGCAGGATCTTTAAGACATAGTAGTTTATATACTGTATATGCACAGGCTACAGTTGATACAAAGTCTTTTCCAGATCCCTTGCCAAGTTGCAGAATGATCTCATTCTTTGTATATTTGTCAAAGTACTTTGCTCCTTCAACTGAGCCATAGAGTTCTTCAAGATCTTCTTTGCGGTAAATCTGGCTCATAGCCTCTACGATTTGATACTGGATATCAGATAATTCTGGTTGCCCAAGATAGTCTGGAGACTCAACAAATGTCTTTGCGTCTACAGGCTTTTCAATAAAATGGTTTTCTTTTAGTACTTCAAGAAACTCATTGAACATCGTGGACAACTGTAATCACTTCTCCCTCTTTTGCAATAGAGGATAATCTTTGCATAATGGTGTCACGAACTTCTGGATACTCTGAGGCAACATCTCTAAGAATTCCTACAAGAACTTCTTGACGACGCTCAACCTCAACCATCTCTTCAGCAAGTTCTTTATTTTCAAGAAGCCCAGCCTTCTGCAGCATGTCAATGCGCTTTGACTCAATGTCCATAACTAATTTAATAGCAGCAGTCTTTGCACTAAGATTATTAGTCATAGATGCTTCATCAATAACTTCGTAAGACTTTCCAATTAGTCTTGCATAGTGTGCATCCATTGCAGCCAGTGCCTCTTTAGCACGAGCACGAATAGCATCATTGGCAGATGCCATAACCTTCCACTCATTGATCAAAGAAACAACACGAGTTCTTGGAATGTCTAATTCTTTTGAAATAACCGTAGGGTCGTTGCCTTTTAGATATTCGCTAACAACAACGTTTACCTGATCAAGATGTTTAATCAAATCATCTTCAGTTGACATACTTACCCTCTAATCTATTAATTTCATCTTTGATATAGAATATGGCCTTCTCAAGATCCTGAATAGTTTTTGATTCATCTTTAAGTCCTGCTCTCCACAAATACTTAAAGGCATTACCTATGTTAAAGTTACGATGACGAGTAATCTGAATGCACTCAACTCCAGATGGATCTGTTGTATAGTGTGCTGGGTGGTTGACCTGATCAACTGTGATGTTTAAATTTTCACTCATCTTCATCTTCTTCCCACTCAAATGCTTCTGGCAATCCTTTTAATGCTGTGATAACAAATGTTATTCCAACAGCACCAGCAACACCTAAACCAATTACTAACTTTTGTATCTTACTCATCGCCTTGACTTCCTTAATCCAAATTTTGCAAGGTATACGTAGATAGTCTCTACGCTTGCCCCACACTCTTTAGCGATATCTTCTGGAGTCTTCTTATCCATTAAATACCGCTTGCGTAGCCAAACTTCACTTGTATATAGTTTACCAGCCATAATGTTATTTGTCAACTCCTATAGCCTTTGTCCAATTATTTATTGCCCAATGCCCAATACCACAAGCATCCGCTACATCGTTATCATCAATTGCTTTATCATAGGTAGTATTAATAAACTTAATAGTTCTTTCTTTACGGAGCATTCTTTCGTAGGCTTTGTACCAAGACTCTGACTTCCCTGGATTTTGTGAGCGAATAAATAGTTGCTCATCCTTAGAGATCTTTTTGTTACCAATGTAGTTTTGCCATGTAATCGGAGATACCTTACCAAAGGTTCTGATCCCGCTGATTGCAGCGGAACCTAGAAGTGCTCCCTGAACTAAAGCAAGGTCAGCAGCAGTCTTTGGGCTATTCATAAATACAGTATGCTCAATAACAATAGCATCAACATTAATATATTTTTCAAAGTAGAGTCGTGTCTTTGCAGCAGCGTCTCCAACTTTGTCATATATATCTTTGCCTTCAAAGTAAATCTTGCCACACTCTTTTAAAAATCCAGCATGAAAGGTAGCATAAGCAAGACTATTTGTGCTAGCATCTATTGCACAAATTCTTTCTGGTTGGGTTTCTATACCCCACTTATTCTTGCTCATACTCAATAAATCCCTTCAACTCTTTAATCATTTTGTTAACTTCTTTTTCACTTATGTTGCAATTTGAACAAAATCCAGAATCGTTGTATATGGATAGGAGAACTCCGCATCCACCAAGACACCTTCTGTCTTTGCCTATTCTTTTTTGTCTACGTGTAACTTGATATCTTTCAGCAATTTTTTCTCTAGTAGCCTCATCTCTACAAGTATTGCTGCAATATATCTGATAACTTACTTTAGGATTAAAGTATGTATCACATTTGTTACAAAGTTTCAACTAACTTCTCCATTGACTTAATCTTAACTACTCCTTCTCCTGCATCTGCACATGCCTGTTGAATAGGACATGTCTTACAGATTTTAGAGTTAGATCGGTAGTTTTTAGTAGGAAGAGTTCTATCTTCCCAAGCCTTGCGAACTTCACGCATCCATTGAAATGCGTTATCAATCCATTCACGATAGTTGTCATCTACCTCTACTGGCAACACAAGGAGTTCGTGATTATTCTTATTCTCATAAATAAGCACGCCCTTCTTCTTGCCAAGAATCTTCATGTAGATAAGCAACTGAATCAAGTGACCAGTCTTAGGCTTCATAGAATTCTTGCGATATTCAAACCCTTCGTTGAGCATTGTCTTAATTTCTCCGACAATCTCTTCGCCTTCCCAATCAAGCATAACATCTCCATACCCAAAGATAGGAGGATCGTCATGTCTAATCTTAAACTCTGTTGTCTCTTCATTATTATCATCACGATAGACTTTAACAATGCCAGCATTCATCATGGCATTTTGAATTCTTGCGTGAGATAAGGTTCCAGCAGTCATGTTTGCTGCACCATAAGCATCTGCATTATCTTCAAATGTTTGACCATCAAATGCCAGATACCAATATCTTGGACACTCTCCATGAGAGTAGGCAATTGTAGATGGAGCAAATGTTTTCTTCTGTGTATGTTTTGGCCCACGGTTAATAATATATCCGTGCTTAATCTTTTCAATTAAAGCATCGCTATCAAGAACATTATTCTTCTTCATA